CCATAGCTTGATTGTTAAGATGTATAACTCTTGGCTTACCTTGATAGTCTGTCTTATGGTTTTGTAGTATTAGCTTGTTGCCATCTAGGTCAGACCATTTAGCACTACCTATCTCACTCTTACACCTGCCACCAGTTAGCATACATAACCGTATGTACTTGATTGATTTGATGTTCTTGGGGTTAGACCTTGCCTCTATAATGTTTAGCTGTTTGTTAATCTCTGCAAACTCTACATCGGTCAATGGTCGGTTTCTCTCAAACTCAGGGTTCTTCTTTACATACTTGGCTGGATTGTATTGCACCAAGGACAGTCTGATTGCGTGTTCAAATACAGAGCTGATTAAACCAACAACTCTATTAGCTTGATACTTACCACGCTTACTTACTTTGATATGTAACCTGGTAATGTCTCCTGTTTCTATATCTTCTAGCTTCATGTTACCGATGCTAGATGCAACATCTTTATTCCAAGATGCTCTAGTATCTCCGACTATCTTGCCATCCTTGACATAGACACACTTGCGCTTACTGTCTAACAGCTCTTGCAGTTTGTATTCAAATGCTTGGTTAAGTGTTTCTGCTTTCTTCTTTTCCAACGGATCTATACCTTGTGCTACATCGCCAAGTATTTGTTGTGCTTTGTTTCTAGCTACATTGATTGGTATATCTATAGAACCAATGGTTAGTTCTCTCTTCTTACCATTGATGCGATAGATAACTCTGTATGCTTTATCTGTAATTAATAAATTATTAACTTTAGTGTCTCTTCTATATCTCGCCATACTACCC